CTGTGGCTGCTGCTGCTGCGGTTGCCTATGCCGGCAAATTAGCCATTGATGGTGTCAAAACAGCCATCGAGGATGAACAGGCACAACTTAGATTAGCAAGTGCCTTAAAGACCGCCACAGGGGCTACCGATGCCCAAATAAAGGCAACTGAGGAATATATTACAAAAACCCAATTGGCAACTGGTGTTGCTGATAATGATTTGAGAAATGCATTCCAGAGATTATCAGTCACCACAAAAGACGTTAATGCATCTCAAAGATTATTAAATTTGGCGTTAGATGTTTCAAAAGGAACAGGCAAAGATTTAGGAACCATTACCGAAGCATTGTCAAAAGCCTATGAAGGACAAGACACAAGACTTGCTAGATTGGGCATTGGCTTATCAGCTGCGGATCTCAAAGCAATGGACTTTACCGAAACACAAAAAGCATTAAGCAATCTTTATGGTGGTGCAGCAGCTAGAAATGCCGAAACTTTTCAAGGCAGAATTGATCGATTAAAGCAAGGCTTTGAGGAAGCCAAGGAAACTGTTGGCGCAGCATTGCTCCCAATAATTGAAAGATTGATTGGTTATATATTCCAATATGGCGTGCCTATTATCAATAAATTCAAAGATGCTTGGGAAGTTGTTAAAAAAGCCATTGATGATAACAAAGAAAGTTTTGATGCATTTGTGCAGTTATTGCAAACTGTTGTTTTACCTATCTTGGGTAAGGTTTTTACTTTTATGATCGATGTTGGAGCAAAAGCAGCAGCAGCAATCATTAATGCTTTTGGCGCAATTGCTGGCGCAATAACACCAGTGTTGAATTTTATTATTGATGCAATTAATACTGTTATTCGAGGATTGAATTTAGTCAAACCCGGAGCAGATATAGGCGGACTGAATAGAATAGGCAGTTCAGGATCAAGTTTTGATTATCGAGCCGGCGAAAGAGGATTGCCAACTATTTCAACCGCTACTGCACAAACTCAGCCTACTGTAATTAACAACATTTCAGTTCAAGCAATAGATCCAGAGGGTGCTGCAAGAGCTGTGCAAAAGGTGCTGGTTGATAGTTCAGCAAGATCAACTCCCACATTCGGTGGAGGATTTGGAATTGTGTTTCAATAATGACATTTTGGACACCTGACTGGAAACTGACTGTTGCTGGTGTTGATTACACCGATATTGCTATAAGCGATATTGCTCATCAAGCAGGTCGAACAGATATTTACACTCAACCAAACCCGTCTTATTTACAAATATCATTAATTGCATTATCTGGACAAACTTTACCATTTGACATTAATGATAGTTTGAGTTTGCAAGTAAAAAATAGTTCTGGAAGTTATGTCACTTTATTTGGTGGAAATGTTACTGATTTGACTGTTGCGGTTCAAAGAACTGGAGCATTGGCAACTGTTGTTAATTACACAATTTTGGCAATGGGTTCTTTGGTTAAACTCGCAAAAGAAATCTACAATGATAATATTTCACAGGATGAGGACGGAAATCAAATTTATGATTTGTTGTCTAGCGTATTGCTGGCATCTTGGAATGATGTTCCAGCAGCTACAACTTGGGCAACCTATGACGCAACCGAAACATGGGCAATCGCAGGTAATCAGGGCTTAGGCGAAATTGATCAACCCGGGCTTTACACAATGTCAAGCAGACCGGCTGACCCTGACACGATTTACAATATTGCAAGTCTTATTGCCGATAGCGCATTTGGTTATCTTTATGAAGCACCTAATGGTGATATTGGTTATGCTGATGCAGACCATCGTCAAACTTACCTTCTAGCCAATGGCTATGTTGATTTAGATGGCAGACATGCTTTGGGTCAAGGATTATCAACCATTACAAGATCTGGCGACATCCGAAATGACATTTACATTAATTATGGGAATAATTTTAATTCACAGGCAACTGCGTCTAGCGCACAATCAATTGCGTTATATGGCTACAAAGCACAAACTATTCAATCCTCAATCCATGCAGCTTTGGATGCTCAGGCTGTGGCAGATCGATACATTGCCCAGCGTGCCTTCCCGTTACCGGCATTTCAATCCATAACCTTTCCAATAACCAATTCAGAGATTGACAACAGCGATCGGGACAACCTGTTAGGGGTGTTTATGGGTCAACCATTGAACATTCAAAACCTGCCAACTCAGATCTCAAATGGGGTCTTTGAAGGTTATGTTGAGGGATGGCGATGGAGCACAAGGTTCAATGAATTATTCCTAACCATCAACCTATCACCGGTGGCGTTTAGCCAAGTGGCGATGCGCTGGAATACTGTGCCAATTACCGAGGCATGGAATACAATTGATCCAACTTTGACATGGGAATACGCTACAATCGTAGCCTGAGATAAAGGATGATATGGCAACCACTACTAATTACAGCTGGACAACACCGGATGACACCGCATTGGTCAAAGATGGCGCAGCAGCCATTAGATCACTTGGCACAGCGATTGACACAACAGTTTTTACAAATGCCGGAGCAGCAATAGCAAAAGCCACAGTTGATGCAAAAGGTGATTTGATTGTAGGAACAGCTGATAACACAGTTGCACGCCTCGCAGTAGGTGGCACCAATGGTCACACTTTGCAGGTCGACTCTTCAACTGCAACAGGTTTGGCTTGGGCTGCACCTGCAAGTGGTTCAACCTTTGTTGGCGCAAATGTTACTAAAACAGCGAATCAATCAATTTCTAATGCTACTTGGACAAATGTTACTTGGAATAATGAACAATTTGATACAAATACTTTCCACGATAACAGCACAAACAATACTAGAATGACAATACCAAGTGGTAAAGATGGAAAATACCTGATTACAGTCGGTGTTGTATTTGACACCAATGGTAGTGGCGTAAGACACGGAATGATTAAAAAAAATAATGTTAATTATTACAAATTTAATTGGGATGATTCATACGGATCTGAAAGAAAAAGTCTCAATGGTTCAACGACAATAGAGTGCGTTGCTACTGATTACATTGAAGTTGAAGTTTATCAATCTAGTGGTGGTGCGTTAAATGTAACTGGTGGCGGAGTAGATGATGGTCAATTTACAATTACTTATTTGGGAGCATAATGAACGATTTATATTCAATAATTAAAGAAGAATATCCTGAAATTCAGGACAAAGAGTTTGTTGATGGGTGTATTAGATTGCAAGATGATGGCGATGGAATTCAATATATTGCCAAATGGGAATACTCTCAACCAATTCCAGAGGGCTTAACACTAGGCAAACCCTCAGCATAATCTTGAGGAATTGTGCCGATGAAACCCTACCTATCTAAAGCAGCTGTTCAATTACGAGAGCAAATTGATGATTGTTTTCCTGATAGATCAAGAAAATCGGATGGTTGGATTTCAGACGCTAGGCATCAAAAAGTAAAATCGGATCATAACCCTTTACCATCGGGTGAGGTTTGTGCAATTGACATTACAGCTGATTTAGGTCAAGCCGAAGGCATATCTGCCTACCTTGCCGATCAAATACGCATTGCTGGCAAAACAGATAAGCGTATTAAATATGTTATTCACAATCATCATATTGCCAGCAAACTTTTGAATTGGCGATGGCGTAGATACAAAGGCATCAATTCCCACACAAAACATTTGCATGTTTCATTTCATCCAAATCAATCAGGAGAGTTCTTTAACATCCCACTACTAGGAGGCAATTCATGAAACTATCTAATAAACACAAGGCTGCAATTAAGTCATATTTAAGAGCTGTGGCTGCTTCCGGTATTACCGTCCTGTTGGCAATTGTTGCTGACATCCGACCAGAGTTTGCAATCCTTGCTGGAGCGTTGGTTGCACCTCTTGCTAAGGCACTTGATCCAAAGTCCGGCAAAGAAGCTGATTATGGACTTAATGCGAAATGACAGCCAACGAATGGGTTGGTATCGCCGTTGGCGTAACCGCCGTATCTACAAGTTTGTTGTTGGGTCTCCGATGGGTTATTAAATCTTATTTAAATGAATTAAAGCCAAACTCAGGCTCAAGCATCAAAGATCAAATTACAAGACTTGAACAGCGTGTCGATGATCTGTTTGTCTTAATCAGTAAGCGATAATTTTAATTATGGCGAACACTCGAAAACCTATCAAACGCAAAAAGATCAATCGTCGTGTCGTTCGCCAAACTCCTGAGCCATTAAGCAAGATTGATCAGCATTACTTGGCTTTGCATGAATGTTACAAAGCAGCTAGAAAAGCAGGATTCACGCCTGAACATGCTTTTTGGCTTATGACTGAACATAAAACTTTTCCTGATTGGGTCGTAGGCGATGGCGGAATTATTCCTTCCATAGATCCAACTGACGATGAGGATGACGATTAAGGTCAATCGTAGGTATCTTGTAACGCCTGACTTGCAGATTCCTCTGCATCACCCAAAGGCAGTTTCTAATCTGATTAAAATGGCAAGGCATGAGAAATTTGATTTTGTATTAAATGTTGGCGATGAAATGGATCTTGGT